CTCTACGCCGAGCAGCACCAGGCGCGGGCGTTCTGGGGGCTGGCGAAGGCGGTGGCCAAGTGACCCCGCTCGATGCGGCGCTCGCCTATGCCTCGTGGGGCTGGCCAGTCCTTCCCATCGTGCCGAATGGCAAGCTCCCGGCGACGCAGCACGGCGTAAACGACGCGACGACGGACGAGGCGACGATTCGCCGGTGGTTCGAGGGCCACGACGACCGGAACGTGGGCATCGCCTGCGGCGCGGCCTCGGGGCTCGTGGTGTTCGACATCGACCCGCGCAACGGCGGCGATGACTCGTGGAGCTCGTGGACCGACGAGCGAGGCGCGCAGCCTGACGGCGCGGTGCAGCTCACGGCAGGCGGTGGTCAGCACTACCTCGCCGCGTACGTCGAGGGCGTGAAGAGCTGCAAGCTGCGCGACGGCATCGACCTTCTTTCCGATGGTCGTTACTTCGTCGCGTTCCCGAGCCGCATCGAGGGGCGCGAGTACCGATGGGAACTCAGCTCCGACCCGTTCGACGGCGTGGCCCCGATGGGCATCCCCGCGCGCTGGCTCGAAGGCATCGAGGCGAAGCGTCGCCAGCCGGTGGCGTCGACGGGAGACGGCTCGCTCATCACGGGCAACAGGAACAACGGCCTGCACTCCCTCGCCGGCGTGATGCGCCGCTACGGCATGGGCGAGCCGGAGATTCTCGCCGCGCTCAGCGTCACCAACGAAACGCGCTGCGACGTTCCGCTTCCGGCCTCGGAGCTCCGGCAGCTCGTGCACTCGGCGTCGCGCTACGAGGTCGAGCACGACGTGGCCGCGAACGCTGCGCTCGGGGACGACATCGCCCGCGACATCCTCGCGCTCGTCGACGAGCGAGCCCCGAGCGAGTACTTCTTCTCTCGCGCGACGAGCTTTCTCTCGCAGCCTGCGCCGCTGGAGTGGGCGGTGAAGAAATGGATTCCAGCATCCGGAACGACGATGGTGTTCGGCGAATCCGGCGCGGGGAAAACCTTCGTCACGCTCGACATCGCGTGCAGCATCGCAGCGGGGTTCGACTGGATGGGCAACAGGACGAAGCCCGGTGTCGTCGTCTACATGGCAGGCGAGGGCAACTACGGCATCCGGCAGCGCGTCGCTGCGTGGTGCAAGCATCACGGCGTCGAGCAGCTCGATAACCTGCTCATCTCGAACAAGGGCATCGACCTCGACTCGGCCTCGGCTGCGGCGCAGATCATCGCAGCCGTGCGCGAGCTGACCGACGCCGATTCGGTCGTCGTCGTCATCGACACGGTAAACAACCACATGAGCGGCGACGAGAACGCGGCGCGCGACGTTCGCAACTTCTTCAACGCGGCCAACGTGGTCGCCTCGGCGCTTCGCTCGGCGGTCGTGCTGAACCATCACGTCGGGCACGGCGACGGGGCGAAGGCTCGCGCTCGTGGGTCGAGTGCCTTCAAGGCGTCGCTCGACGCATCCATCATGGTCGCGAAGGCCGACGACGGGACCATCGAGCTGAGCTGCGCGAAGATGAAGGACGCCGAGGCACCTGCGCCGATGTTCGGCAGGCTCGAACCCGTCGCGCTCGGCTGGGTCGACGAAGACGGCGAGGAGATCTCTGGGGCCGTGTTTGTGCGCGCGGATGCTCCACCGCCGCGAATCAAGGTCGACGGTAAGCTCGCCGAGGCGCGCTCGACCTTCGAGAAAGCCTGGTGGGATTCAGGCTGCGAGCTTCGCGACGGCGCCCCGTACCTCTCGCGCTCAGCCCTGCGCGAGTACATGGCGAAGAACGGCAAGAGCGAGAGCTACATCAAGCAGGCGATGAAGCCGAGCGGAGGGAAGTTCATCCAAGCTCTGACCGATGGCGGCATCATCGCAGAGCATGAACACGGGTGGATTGTGTGCGACGATGTAAACGCAAGTGCGTTGCGCATCGCGTCGAAATGATTGGTACCTGAGGGTACCTGATGGGTACCTAGGTACTTAAAGGTACGGGGGCAAAGGCATCTAGATGGGTACCTGAGGGTACCTCTCTTCTTAAGAAGAGGTACCCAGGTACCCTCGCTGATGCGGCGTTTACGAGTACGTGCTACGCTTTGACGCAGCAGAGAGAAGGCGAAGGAAAGATGAAAGCAAAGGTAGGGAAAGAGATTACAGGAAAGGCAAATCCAGCCGACGAGATCGAACGCTGGCCCCTCGACAAGCTCACGCCGTACGCGCGCAACTCCCGCACGCACTCCGACGAGCAGGTGGCGCAACTCGCGGCGTCGATTCGCGAGTGGGGATGGACCACGCCCGTTCTTGTCGACGAAGACGGCGGCATCATCGCGGGCCACGGTCGCGTGCTCGCAGCGCGCCAGCTCGGCATGGTCGAGGTGCCCGTCGTCGTCGCCCGCGGCTGGTCCGACGCGAAGCGCCGCGCCTACGTCATCGCCGATAACAAGCTCGCGCTCAACGCCGGATGGGACGCCGAGATGCTCTCGCTCGAACTCGGCGAACTCGGCGAGCTTGGGTTCGACCTTGACTTGACGGGGTTCTCGGGTGACGAGATCAAGTCGTTCGAGCTCCCGTCGTTCGACCCTGCGAGCGAAGATGACCAGGGCAAGCTCGACGAGCTGGCCCCGAAGTTCGTGACGTGCCCGCACTGTGAAAGGGAGTTCGATGCCCGCAAAGCCTGAGCTTCGCGTCGATTGGGCGAGCGCCGACGCGGTGAAGTACGCTTGCGCGAACTGGCATTACAGCCGCTCGGTGCCCGTTCCGCCGCTCGTGAAGATCGGTGCATGGGAAGACGGCAAGTTCATCGGCGTCGTCGTTTTTTCTCGTGGCGCTACGCCCTCGCTGCTTTCTCCGTTTGGCCTGAGTCAAACGGAGGGATGCGAGCTTACGCGCATCGCGCTGACGAAGCACGAGACGCCGGTGAGCCGCATTGTCCGCCTGGCGATCGCTTTTCTGAAAAAGCACTCGCCGAGCTTGCGCCTGATTGTGTCTTTCGCCGACCCGTCAGAAGGTCATCACGGGGGAATCTATCAGGCTGGAAACTGGGTTTATAACGGCAAGTCGTCGTCGTCGACGGAGTATATCGGGCCAGACGGGAAGCGGTGGCACGCGCGAATGGTGAAAACGAAAGGATGGACGGTCGTTCACGGGGTGCGTCGGAAGACGCTGACGCCAGACCAGTGCGTGAAAGTCGAGAAGCCAGGAAAGCACCGCTACCTCATGCCTCTTGACGCCGAGATGAAAGCGAAGATACTTCCACTCTCGAAGCCGTACCCACGGCGTCATGCGTCCGCTTCCAGCGAGACCGTTGAGCACCCCTCGACGGTAGACGGGGCAGCACCGATCCGGACGCTCAACGATTCAACTGCTAGGGTGTCGTGATGGCCAACGGCAAAGCAGGACGCCCACCGAAGCAACTTACCGACGCTCAGCGCGCCGAAGTCGAGACGCTCGCAGCGTTCCTTTCGACTGAGCAGATGGCCGCATATTTCGGCATGTCGCACGACACGTTCACGGCCATCTGCGAGCGCGAACCTGACATTCTTCGTGCATACAAAAGGGGAAAGAGCAAAGCGATCGGCAAGGTCGCGCAAGGACTCGTGCAGAAAGCTCTCGCGGGCGACACGACTTCGGCCATCTTCTTTTTGAAGACGCAAGCTCGCTGGCGCGAGACGGAGCGTCACGAGATCACCGGCGCGGACGGAGCGCCCATCGAGCTCGCACGCATCGAGCGGGTCATCGTCGACAAGGTGAAGCGTGACGGCGGCGAGTAAGGCGACCAGCGGCAAGGGCTCCCGTTCCTCGCGCCAGGATGCCTCTAAAACGCTCCGCATCGAGACTCCGCGGTGGTTCATGCCTCTGCTCGCTCCGGCGCGTTATAAAGGCGCGTGGGGCGGGCGCGGGTCCGGCAAGAGCCACGCCTTCGCCGAGGCGCTCGTCGAGGCGCATGTGCTCGACCCGAACCGGTCGACGGTGTGCGTGCGCGAGGTGCAGAAGAGCCTGAGCCAGTCGGTCAAGCGCCTCATCGAGGCGAAGATCGAAGCGCTCGGCGTCGGCGCGTACTTCGAGGTTCAGGAGGCCGTCATCAAGTCGCGCAAGGGCGACGGGCGCATCATCTTTCAGGGAATGCAGAACCACACGGCCGACAGCATCAAGAGCCTCGAAGGCTACGACTGCGCATGGTGCGAAGAGGCGCAGAGCCTCTCGCAGCGCTCGCTCGACCTCCTGCGCCCGACGATCCGCAAACCGGGCTCGGAGCTTTGGTTCACCTGGAACCCGAGCCAGTCGACCGACCCGGTAGATGCGCTCCTTCGCGGCGAGCGCTTGCCGCCCGATGCCGTCGTCGTCGGCGTGAACTACGAGGCGAACCCATGGTTCCCCGAGGTGCTGCGCGCCGAGCTGGAGTACGACCGCAAGCGCGACCCCGACAAGTTCCGGCACGTCTGGGCTGGCGAGTACCTGCGCAACAGCGAGCGGCGCGTCTTCAAGAACTGGCGCGTCGAAGAGTTCGAGCCACCGCGCGATGCGGTCATCCGCTTCGGCGCAGACTGGGGCTTCGCCGTCGACCCGACGGTGCTCGTGCGCTGCTACATCGAAGGCCGAACGCTCTACGTCGACCACGAGGCGTACGGCGTCGGCGTTGAGATCGTCGACACGCCCGCGCTCTTCTTGACGGTGCCCGGCTCGGAGACGTGGCCCATCGTCGCCGACTCGGCGCGCCCGGAGACCATCGCGCACATGCGGCGGCACGGCTTCCCGAAGATCATGGCGGCGGTGAAGGGTCCGCGCTCGCTCGAAGAGGGCGTCGAGTGGCTGCGCTCGCACGACATCGTTGTTCACCCGCGCTGCGTGCACCTCATCGACGAGCTGACGCTCTACTCGTACAAGGCCGACCCGCTGACGGGCGCGGTCCTTCCGGTGCTCGACGACCGCGACAACCACGTCATCGACGCCCTGCGCTACGCCTGCGAGGGCGCGCGTCGAGTGCAGGCTGCGAAGCCCGTGCAACTCCAGCCACCGCAACCCGTGGCGCACGCTTGGCGTCGGTGATACGGGGGAGACATGGCCGAGACGAAAGAAGCGAAGCTCGCACGCATTCACGACGAGGCGCTTCGTCGCTTCAACACGATTCAGTTTGCCTTGCAGGACGAGCGTCGTCAGTGCCTCGACGACCGGCGCTTCTACTCGATCGCGGGCGCGCAGTGGGAGGGGCCGCTTCAGCGCCAGTTCGAGAACCGCCCGCGGCTCGAAGTGAACAAGGTCGCGCTCTCGGTCATGCGCATCATCAACGAGTACCGCGCGAACCGCATCACGGTCGACTACGTGCCGAAGGACGGCCGCGAGGCCGACAAGCTCGCCGACCTCTGCGACGGGCTCTATCGCGCCGACGAGCAGGACAGCGTTGCCGATGAAGCGTACGACAACGCCTTCGAGGAAGCGGTCGGCGGCGGTATGGGCGCATGGCGCCTTCGCTCCGTGCTCGAAGACGAACTCGACCCCGAGAACGAGAAACAACGCATTCGCATCGAGCCCATCTTCGACGCTGACACGTCGGTCTACTTCGACCTTGATGCGAAGCGGCAGGACAAGAGCGACGCGCGCTATTGCTTCGTCATCTCGTCGATGACGCCCGAGGAGTATGAGGCGCAGTTCGAGGACAACCCGTCGAGCTGGCCGAAGCAAATCTACGAGACGTACTTCGATTGGTGCTCGCCTGACGTGGTGTACATCGCGGAATACTACCGCGTCGAAGAGCGTACGGAGACGCTGCGCGTCTTCCGCCTGCTCGACGGCTCCGAGCAGACCTACACGCGCGCCGAGTTCGACGAAGACGAGACGCTCGAACAGATGCTCATGAGCACGGGCGCGACGGAGATGCCGTCGAAGCGTCGCAAGACGCGCCGCGTGCACAAGTACCTGCTGTCCGGTGGTCGCGTGCTCGAAGACTTCGGCCTCATCGCAGGGCCGAACATCCCGATCGTCGTCACGTACGGCAAGCGCTGGTTCGTCGACAACATCGAGCGATGCATGGGGCACGTCCGCCTCGCGAAGGACGCGCAGCGCATCGCGAACATGCAGCGCTCGAAGCTCGCTGAGATTAGCGCGCTCTCGTCGGTCGAGAAGCCGCTCTTCGACCCCGAGCAGGTCGCGGGCCATCAGTGGATGTGGGAGCAGGACAACCTGCGAAACTTCCCTTACCTGCTGCTGAACCGCATCACGAACCCCGACGGTTCGGAAGCGCCCTCGGGGCCGCTCGGTTACACGAAGCCGCCGCAGGTTCCGCCCGCGCTCGCGGCGCTGATTCAGATCGCCGAGCAGGACATGAAGGACGTGCTCGGCAACGCCGAGGCAGGCGAGCAGGTGCGTGCGAACGTGGCAGCCGAGACGGTCACCGCCGTGCAGCAACGCCTCGACATGCAAACCTTCATCTACGTCTCCAACTTCGCGAAGGCGATGAAGCGCTGCGGCGAAGTGTGGCTCGGCATGGCCCGCGAGGTCTACGTCGAAGAGGGCCGCAGCATGAAGACCGTCGACGCCGAAGGCGGCGCGTCTGCCGTCGAGCTGCTGAAGCCGACCATCGGCAACACGGGCGCAGTCGAGATGGAGAACGACCTCTCTCGCGCACGCTTCGACGTGGCCGTTGAAGTCGGCCCGTCGTCGCAGAGCAAGCGCACCGCAACAGTTCGCGCGCTCACGCCGCTCATCGCAGTCTCCTCCGACCCGCAAACGAAGGCCGTCCTCGAATCCATCGCGATGATGAACATCGAAGGCGAGGGCATCTCCGACGTGCGCGCGTTCTTCCGCAAGAAGCTCGTGCAGATGGGCGCGGTTAAGCCGACCGAGGAAGAGGCGCAGGAGATGGCCGCAGCCGCGCAGAACGCGCAGCCCGACCCGCAAGCGCTGTACCTGCAAGCCGCCGCGCAAGAGGCGCAAGCGAAGGCGATGAAGGCTCAGGCCGACACGCAGCTCGCGATCGCGAACTCCGAGAAGACGAAAGCGGAAACTGTCAAGAC